TGTCGGGTGATGCACAACGAATTGGAGATTGTTGTCCGGGTGGACATGACCTAGAGTTTGGAGATAGTGGCAATATTGAGCAATCATTCTTACTCCACAGTAACACCATAACGCAACCGATGCTTAATAATGGCATTACTCTAAACTCTAGCGTTCAAGTACAAAATGGCGAATGTGGGGTAGCAGGATGTTGGGGTGGCTCTGGACCAGCAGATAGTTTTAGTATTAGACTACAGATAAGAGATGAAAGTAACGAAGTGTTAGCTACTACGACACAGGAGAGATTTAATGTTACGAACATTAATGGCGAGTATTTTACAGATAGTATCTCGTATACAGGGAGTGGTAGTCATGTTGGAAACATTAACATTTCTGGTAGTGATAGTAACAGTCCTGCTAATCTTGGTGGTGCTAATGTCGATAATATATCTGTAACTATGACTTATGATGATACTGTTCTTACAGCTACACAAACAGCAATATTAAATACAGCATTTGAAGAAATAGAAGAAGTATTAACTACGATAGAACCTGAAGAATTATTTATATATGAAGAATTTATATTAGAAGAATTTATACCTTTTGAGGAGATTTTTATAGAAACAGAAATGTTTAATGAGGTATATGTAGAAGAAATAGAAATAGAAGAAATAAACACGGGTATAGTAAATGTTTTTAATTTAGCTCCTCCTATAGAAACATTTCAAGAAATACCTATGGAGGTAAGTTATGGCAATCAAGAGACCATCGAAGAAATCGCAACAGAAATCGAAATTAAAGAAGAAGTTATTGAAGTCAGAGAAAACTCAAACATCGAAACAACCGAAAGTTTTGAAAACACAGGAGAAGAATTGGTCGGACACCATGAATCTCAAGGCACAGGAAATGAGGAAGGAACATCTCAAACAACAGGAGGAGGAGTGGAACAAGAGCCTACTGAACAGGCTATTGAAGAAAACGAAACAAGTCCTGAACCTGCTGAAACAGAAACTACAGTCGCTTCTGCACAGGAACTAAATGAACCTAGAGGGGTTACTGAGGAAAATGAGATTAACGGAGAGGGAGAAACAGGAGCAGGTAGAGATAGAGATGATGGAACTGAAACTGCTACTGGAGCAGAGGAAAATCTCGAAAGCAGAAATCAAGAGGTGGAAGAAAGCAGGAATAGAAGAGTTTCTCCAAGAAGTAATCAAGTTATTTCAGTAGAAGATATAGCAAAAAAAGTAAACGAAACAATAAAAAAAGTAGACCAAAGACTAATAGCAACTCAATTAATTGTTGCAAAAATTATGTCTAATGATGCTACAATTAGTACATATAATTCTATAAATAATGATATTTTTCAAAATCAACCTTTTATAGATGGAGGTGCTTATAATGAAACAAGAAGATATTTTGATGATAGAAATATATATGCTCAAAATCAAAATGTTTATAATGACGTCATGGATAATCGTCAAGAACAAATTGAACAAGCTAGTGATGAAGTTATAAGAACAGAAGAACATTTAAGGAGAATACGTGGATATTAAAACTATAGCTGGTATTGTAGGTTTAGTCATAACCATTGGTGGATTGTTTGTGTTTCAAGGACAACTTATTCAGAGGGTAGATGTATTAGAAGCCAAATCAGCACCAAACATTAAACCTTTAGAGCAAGATATAGCTATTAATAAAGCAGAAATAGCTGTTATCAAAGCTAAAATAGAAGAAATAAAAGCAAGAAACTCTAATCCATTAGGACAATAAACTTATGCCAAAGAAACCTGACTTAGAAAAAGAAACTAAATTTATAAATTATTTCTGTGAGGGAACTACGCAGGGTAATGCAACACAATCAGCAATAAAAGCTGGTTACAATAAAGAAACAAATCCAGCACAAATGGGTGCTTATTTGCGAAAAAAATTGTCTACAGAAATTAGAAAGAAAAATGAAGAAATGGTATCTAGT